TGTAAAAGTTTTTTCAATTTCTTTGTATACATCGCGGCGCTCTTCCGGCGTCGGGACACCGTTTCTAAACTTAATAAACATGCTTGGCGCAAGACCATTTGCGATATTATTTGCATGGAAGCGACTAACTTGTGCGTCCAATGAAATATCATTTAGGGCTGCAATATACGCTGGATATGGGTAAACTTCATTACCTGGAGTATAACCATAACAATAGTAAATTTGTGACGCATTGTCACCTTTATTATCTGTAGCATCAAATGCTCTATAAGTACTGTATGGGTATTTTCTTAGATTACTCCAATCAGTTGAGAACATATACTCATTAACTTTATCTTCTTCATCTGGTTTACCTGATCTTACATTACCAAATGGTAAGTGATACATTTCCGCTATTTTGGTTCTTTCTTTGTTCCAAATAACGTTGATAGCAAAACCATTATATAACGTGTAATCAAGCGAAATCTTTTCAAATATTTCATCAATTGTTTCTCCATTAGAGTTAATATACTCTGTTCCGATAGTCTCAATACCATCGCCAATAATACCAGCTGTGATACTGTCAACGCAAGTATGATGCATTGCACTAGTGTCATATAATTCAATAAGTCTTTCTGGGAATAGGTTTCTACCTCCAAAGTACATATATTCCTTTCCACGTACTTCACTAATGTTTGGTATTTCAATTGCGTTAAACTCTGAAGAGTTAACTGCGTAAATTCCTTCTGGTGTATTTCTCATATTGTTTTAATAATTTGGTCTATAGAATACCTCTGATACTCTTTCTTCTGTTTGAGGTGTACTAATAAACTCTTTTATACCTAGGCTGCCACCTGGATCTGTAACTATTTTAACTAATCCAGCTTCTAGTGTAGTAGCATTTTGAACTAACCTCCAATTATATATTCCGTTTTTATGGGCATCACCAAATCCAACAGGAAATGTGATCTTTAATGTAGAGTATCTAGCGTTAGTAGTAACAATACTATCTACTACTATATCTAGTGGCTTATGTGAATATTGTGAAGTTAGGACAAATACTAACCCACTTACAGTCATATTAGGTATATTTACTGTAAATTCTTGTGTAAGTTGTGTTTCTGGTACTAATATTGTCATAAACTATGTTATATTTAGTCTTATGTATATAAATATAGAAACTATGTAAGTTGACATGGAATAAAAAAAGGACCACATTTCTGTAGTCCTTCTTCTTCTTATAGTTACTTTACTCCTTACGCTTCTACGATAGAAGAGTCTACTGTAAAGATTGGGCTTGCTTCTAATCCACCTATTACGATTTCATATCCGTTTCTGTCGCCGTATGCAGTTCCTGATGTTGCAGAACCTGATACTAAGAAAGCACCTTTTTCTACACCTACAGACCAGTAATTCCCGTTACCATCTTTCGCTACAACTACCATTGTAGTTGCTTGAGCCATCAATAATAATTGATCTCTCTTTGCAGCTTCCATTTTATTGAAAACCATAGTTAATTGTTGGTCAAAGAATAGAGTTCCATTCTCTTGAGATACTGTTGTAGTTTCAGTTAATGATGAAACTTGACGAGGGGTTTCGAATACAAAAAAATCAGATGGTGTCATAGCAGAACCGCCTACAGTAATTGCAGAAATGTTTCCTGCTGATTCTGTGATTGATTGGACCGGTCCATTTCCTATAAATATCTTTTCAATTCCACCCGTGGAACTGTTACATAAATCTAGTACGCCGGCTGTGATTGCTGAACAACTCATATTATATTGATTTTTTTAATTAGTTAATAAAGAGGGAACCTATATGATTCCCTCTCATATTTGTTTGGCTTATGCCATATCGTTGGTAGCAAACAAGTTTACTTCCCCGATTCCGATACCTAGGCGCCACGCCGCACGAAACTTCATTACGTCATCAGCCTCATCATAGAAAAATCTAAATGAATCTAGTTCATCAGTTAATCCAGTTGCAGCGATAATCATCTTACCAGGACCAGCCATTTTGTAATCAGATCCAACAAGACCAGAAGACTTAACAACTGTTACATTTGTACCAGGTAAAATTAAGATATCATTACCATCAACTGAGTTAAAATGGAATAAATTTTGTGCTACTAAAGCTCTCACTAATGCTCTATATGCATCAGGAGAAACTACCATGATTAAATCGTCTCTATCTTTTACAGATTCGTCGATTGCATCATATAAATCTAAAGCTTGCTCGTACGCATTTGCAGCAGTCCAAGCGGCAGGTACACCACCTTGTAAGTTAGCTCCGTTTGCAGAAGTAACTTGTGCTTTAATACCAGTACCAGTACCTGCAGCACCAGCTCCATTGATTAAGTAACCTTCGTTATATTTTCTTAATTTATCAGAATAAGATTCTGAAATTACATTCTCGAAAGGAATCTGGTCGTTACCAGTACCCGCGCTCATAAACGCAGATTGATATACCGAGCGAAGCTCCTCGACACACATTTGTGTCTTAGATTGTAATGAGTCAATTGTCACATTTACTTGAGTATATGTAACTTCACCGTCAGGTGTAAATCCGCAGGCCAAAGCAGAAACCGGAAGGTCTGCATCGACGAGATTGATGCTTACAGATCCACTTGTAAATCCACTACGTAGGTCTACGAAATCTAATAAGTCTGTTTTTAAAACTACTTTAGAAATTAGATCTAAAGAAAGTTGGTCCGTGTATGCTGGCAATGCAGCAATATCAAATCCAAATGCCATAATTATTAATTGTTTTTTTGTTAAAATTTATTTGTTATTTCGGATAGCTCTTAATGCATCCATTCTGTCTGCTAGTTTTTGGTCTGCGATTGCTTTGTTTTCGCTAAACGTATTTCTAACTGGTGTTGCTGCAGGTTCATCTGCGATTGTTTGAAAACGCGCTTTAAGTGCCGTTACTTCTTCTGTTAATGCTGCGATTTCCTCAGTGAATGGAGCGATCATTTCTGCAATACCAGTTAACAACTCTTCAGTTGCTGGTGCTGCTTCTTCAGATACCGGTGCTTCAATTACTACTTCTTCAAGTTCTTCTTCAACAACTTCTTCAGTAACTGCTTCACTAGATTCTGTGATATCCATAATTTCACCATTAGGACCTACGCCGATTAACAATCCGTCAACTGTTTCGTGTATACCTTCGGGAGCGTAAGGCGATTCTTCACCTTCCGGAGTTTTAATTAGTAAGGCTGCGCCTACAACTAATTCACCGTCTGTATATACAACTGTACCATCTACTAATTCCGCTTCAGCGAATTTAGCTTCAGTTACAACTTCAGTATCAGTAGAGAGCATTACTCTCAACTTTTTAACCATGTCGTTTACTGTCATAATATAAATTATTTTTAGTTTGATCCGATACCATACCGGATCTATAATTAAATATAGGGAGTTATCGTATTGACAAAAGTTCTATATTAATATGAACACGCCCGCCCGCCCACACGGGAGGCTTATCTATAATGAATATAAATAAGCCTTTTTTTGAAAATAGTTGCCTCTGGATTTTTTTATGTCAAATCTTTTTCGTATATTAGTAGTATAATAATTAAAACAAGTAAAACTATGAACAATTATCAAGACATCAAAACAATCGAGCGTAACTTCGAACAACAGTTACCTGACGTACAGATTACGGACATCGTTGAATTTAACGCAAGACAATATGACATATACACTACTGAGCGTAAACATGGCACTAACTGTTATGCTGTTTATATTGTAGATGGATATATTCTAGACCGTGCAACTGACGACGAACTAAAAATAAATTAAAAATAAACCGCATAATATTTTTTTATGTCAATTTATTTTCGTATATTAGCTAAGTAATAATTAATTAATCAATAAAAACAAACAAAATGGAAAATTACAAAGTAACAATCGTAACAAGCGAATTCGAACATGCAGGTAGAGACTGTGCAAGAACAATGTTTATGTTTAAAGAGGATACTCCTGAACATCAAGATGCTATTAAACAGTATTTAAAATACGAAGCACAAGTATTAAATCCTAAAAGTGAAGTTCAATTTGAATGTGCCAAAGCCTTTCTTATGGCTGGAGGTAAATTTATTAAAGAAGTATCATAATGGTAGGACTTCTAGAAGTACCCGGGAGGCATCACTAGAGGTATCTGGGAAGGATGACTAGAGGTCTACCAGAGGGACGACAAACACTAAGAATAAAAAACACTAAAAATAAAAACAAATATTATGAAAAACAAAAAACAATTAACTTTATCAGAATCAACAATGGCAACATCAGATGGTAGATGTGCATTTAGTAATTCTTTTTGGAGTACTTCAGTTAAAGAAAAAGAAAAAGCAATATCTAACTATCATTATCACATGAATAGAAGATTCGAATACCCATATTCTGAACGATGGATTATTGGATGGACAGAAGATTTTAAAAATATTTAAAAATAAACCGCGAAAAGTTTTTTTATCTCAAATATTTTTCGTATATTAGCTAAGTAATAATTAATTAATCAATAAAAACAAACAAAATGGAAAATCAAAACACAGAAAAAGAAAGAGTCATGAACCTATTATGGTCAAAAGCAGAAGAGGCAGGTGAGGAGGGTTATCACGAAACATGTTTCGTAATGTCGGCCATTGCAGAATCTCTAGAAAACGATGAAATTACTATACGAGGGGTAATTAAGTCTTTAATTGACCAATTCCCTCAAATATAAAATACTTAACTTAATAAAACAAAACAAAATGAAAAACACAAAAACAAGTAAAATGGAAAATCAAGAAACAAACACAATGGAATCAAAAGATTACAAATGTACAACGTGTACAGACGCAGAAAAAACATCATGTAATAAACCATGGTGTTCGAACAACCCCAATAAGTTTACAACTTATGACCACACAGTAGCTCGTATTGAGATGTGCGAAGCACTCGATAGTCTATCTGAAAAGAAACGTGACAAGTATTTTGAAAAGCGTTCGACTGAGTTTTTTGATAACTATGACTTCTGTGCTGAACCAACAGAGACTGCAACTATCTTGAGTAGCAATTCACTAAATGCAATGAAGGCAGAATGGTCTACCTTTCTTGCACAGAAAGAACAGTTCATGAATTATATGGGATGGCATCCTGCTGAAACCTTTGGCAAGTCAAAACCATCTGAATTACTCAAGGAATTTGGTCAGTGGTTAGTAGATACTGCTGAGCATGCAGATTGGGACTACGAAGATTGGGACTAATTTGAAACAAAATGTGAGTTGCATATATAATGTATGTAACTCACTTAAAAAAATGGACAATATGACTAAAATTACAATCGGCACAATGTCTTTCAGTTCGAGAGATGCCAAATTCCCAACAATGATCGCAAATAAATATGGACTTTCAACTGAAAGTATACATAAATTAAATGGTCAAGACACTAGACAATCACTTTCTAAACAAAAAAGTAAGATTAAAATTGCAAATCAAGAAGGTAAGCGTATCAGAATGATGCAACAGCCTAACGATAAAGGAGCTGTATTCGCAGTATGGACTAATAAAGAGTTAGATGTATTCGGTTTCTATAAAGTTATTCTAGATGACGATGTAGTAAAATTAATTACATTTGGTGAGAAGGCTTACAAGCTATTTTAAGCGGTACATAAGTCTAGCCTAAAAGAGGATTAACTGTTCTAGTTAGTCCTCTTTCTTTTTTCTCTTTCTAATTTCGTAAATTCTAACTACATTAAATACAATACCTGTTACTAGAAGTATTAGAGTTAATGTTTCATTCCAACCCATCACCACACTTCCAGTGCCAGAGATAGTTATTGCATTTGCTGCGGTGTCTTTGATATTATCCATTTGGTTGTAATTTTTCTAAAAATGATCCAGCTACAGAGAAACCATTTAGTTCTCCAGCCTTGATTTTATTCCAAGTATCTTTGTTATTGATTTTGTAACTTACCATCCAAGTTGACTTAGGTACATTAAAACCTAAAGCAGTTGACTTATCCATCTTAGGATCTTCTACTATCCAGGACTCTAATAGAGTGTTCTCTT